TAGTGTGGTGGGTTACTTCCCATGTCAGGAACGTAACAATTTTCATGTACTTTTGTAATTTTATGCGACAAAAAGTTACTAAGTGCTTCGAGCTGTTGCTTTTCTTTGGTTTTATCCCAAAAATCCTCCATTATAATACCATAACAGTTTTTTTCACCGAAAACAGAGGTGAATTTAGACCATGCTTCGCTATAGTAGCATAACTCTGACGCTGAGTCTTGTTGTAATAAGTAAAAAAATAACTTTTTGTGCTGTTTTTTGTTACGATAACGTTTTGAGATGAAATTCATCTTGTAAAACTCGTCTTCATTGATCAAACTGCTGTTACAAAGACTCCCAACCTCCGAAAAGTACCTTCTAATAGGGTCTCTGAACTGAAAAGTCACCTTTACATCAAAATGTTCTTGTAAAATCGGTGCTATCTCTTGCCAGAACCGAAATGGAAGTCCAAAATTGCAATTTGAGAAGTCACAAACTGCTGCATAGTCATTTTTTACGACTTCCCAGAGGTTTTTGTAGTATTGAATGTAATTGTGAATGCTTGGTGGTTGTTTTTTATAGATTTCTAGGTCAGTTTGGACGGAATATCGATTATTGTATGATAGAGTGTTACCCCAAGGGTGATCAGAAGGTCGATTTGAGGTTAGTCCTTTGAAATTGTAGATTTTCTCATAGGTTTTTTCAAATCTTGGATAATTATACAGTCTTTTCAGATACCAGTTCTCTTTCTTATGTCCCATATGGGCATAATTGTTATCCAACGTCAAAGTATAGTGAAAAGGAGTGGTCGCTGCCCAACCTACGCCAGGATTCAGTAATAGTGTTGGTTTAGACATATATAATGTATAGAATCAGGAAGGTAAATGTCTTACGACGTATACTTAGACAAAGAGGTTGTCTTTTCTGTCTTGACTAAGAAGCAAGCAGAGGAAAAAAAAGATCAAATGCAAAAAATGATCATGGCAGGGGTCAGAACTGACTACACAACCGAACAAGTGACGATCAAGTATCATTCCTAATGAAACCCACCCTATTTTTGAATGTTGGCACCGGATGGTCGGGTACAACACCACTTTATTATACACTAGGTTGGTACAATAAGTATTGTCACTGCGGACATCGTAAAGAAAAGGGGTATTTGTGGTTGATGGACTTGGCAGAGACCAAGAATACGTTTGAGAGGGTAAAATTCTACAAATCCTTCTTCGGACCGTCAAAAGAGTCAACTACAAACAGAAAACCTCGGATATTCACGCATGACTCAGATTATGTATACGGAAATTGGTCACAGGAAGAGATAAACTACTATTGGAGTGCACCATACACGATTGAGAAGTATATAAAGTATTATTATAAGCATTGGGACTATATTAAGAACGATTATAAGGCAGTTGGCGATTTTTCCAATCCTAACGGATTTTGCTCTCCAGAATTTTTGCTAAAATACGCTCCATACCTAAAAAAGATGTTTGACGTGAAAATTCACATGGTTTTCCGTGATCCATTACGCAGATTGTGGTCAGTGCGTCAAAAACAGAATCCAAAAGACCCAGTTCGGCAATTTAAGAAAATGGGAGTGGATTTTGGGTATGTACAAATGTTTATAAAGTTCGCAGACGCATTTGGACTCGATAATACGCACATGACAGTCATGGAGGACTTTTGGAATGGCGAAACTAAGAAATTATCGGAATTTATCGATTTTGAGATCAAGGAAGTTCATCTAAACGCATATGTTCCCGATTTAGGTCCTAATGCTCCCAGAATCCAGTATTTGGACGATCAGTGGGAGTCTGATGTCATGGCAATGCCCAAATCCATAAAAGAGTACGGAAAAGAAATGCTAAAACCCGTTTATATTCATTTCAAGAATTATTTTGGTTATATACCCGAAAGATGGGATTATACATAGAACATTCAGGTATATTATGTGGAATCCAATCAACGAAATCCTTTGGTGGTACAAACTAAGGAAATTGCGTGAAGAAGACCCCTTCATCTATGAAGAAGACGATGAAGACGGATTAGGTAGTGAGGAGGACGGTGAATGATCGGTTTCTCCGAAGGTTTTCATGATAGTGCTGTTGCGTGTGTTCGTGACGGTCATATTGTCTTTGCAACCCACGGAGAACGCATTTCTAGGCAGAAGCACGATAAAAGGTTACCATTAGAAGCAGCAGCGATTGCACAAGCGTCAAATTTGACTGATAACGTAATATCGTTTTATGAAAGACCGCTAAAGAAGAAAATACGTCAATATTTCGCAGGACAGAAGGCATGGCGTCAACCTAGAGACTTATGCATGAAACCAACGCATTATTGCGAACATCACATGTCTCATGCAGCAGCAGCGTTCCAAACAAGCGTATTTGAAGAAGCAGCGTGTGTTGTAGTCGATAGTATTGGAGAATTTGACTGTAGTTCGATATGGACTGCAAAAATGGTAAATGGGAAGGCGGAATATAAGAAAGTCTGGAATATGAAGTATCCTAAGTCAATAGGACTGTGGTACTCCGCATTGACGAAATGGGCAGGTCTAAAACCGCTAGATGAAGAATATATCTTTATGGGGATGGCAGCATACGGAAAACCAACGCATGTTGACGAAGTTCACGCATTATTGGATAAAAACAACCATAGAGGTATAAAAGACCTTCATGGTGCTCCGCATGACATTGCTAAGAGTGCAGAAGTGATATTAGAGTACGAATTGATGAATATCTTCAATATTGCCAAAACATACTCTAATAACATCTGTTATGGCGGTGGAGTCGCTTTGAACTGCGTTATAAACACCAAACTAAGGGAAATGTGCAATTTATGGATTATGCCGAATCCTGGCGATGCGGGAGGTGCTTTAGGAGCAGCATTGATACCATATGGTAAAAAAGTGCAATTTACTCCATATTTGGGTTATAATATAAAAAGACCGATAGATCCGAACGAAATTGTCGCAAAACTCTTATCAGAAGGAATCGTGGGTGTTGCAAGTGGTCGTGCTGAGTTTGGTCCTCGCGCTCTCGGTAATCGAAGTTTATTGGCGGATCCACGCAAAATCTCAACAAAATCACACGTAAACTCAATAAAGAGACGTCAGAAGTTCAGACCATTCGCTCCTGCGATATTAGAGGAGTATGCTAACGAATACTTTGAAATGCCAGCACATTCGAGATATATGCAATATGTTTACCAATGTAAGCGTCCACACGACATTCCTGCGGTTCTACACGTCGATAATACCGCTAGGGTACAAACGGTACCAGAAACATCAGATTCCATCCTCAGGGACATTCTAGAGGTGTGGTACGAACATACAGGTTGTCCTGTTCTATTGAATACGTCATTGAATATAAGAGGTATGCCTATGGTAAATGACATATGTGATGCTTTGAACTTCTCCGCAAAGTACCATATTGACGTATACTAAATAACGCAGTACAATGAAATGAAAAGCATTTTGTAATGGCAAAAGGATTTAAAGTGGTAACCACACCACCAGAAAAAGGTGGTAAAGGCGCAGACGATGGTGAGTTTACTATTGACAAAGCGCGAGAACTTGTAAAAGGTAAGACATTCATCTTCTGTTTGCCAGGTAGAACTGTATCTTACATATTCCTCAAGAACTTCGTACAGTTAGCATTTGAGATTGTACAGAAGGGCGGTACACTACAAATATCGCAAGACTACTCATCTATGGTAAACTTTGCCAGATGTAAGTGTCTAGGAGCAAATGTTCTCAGAGGTCCTGATCAATTACCATGGGATGGTAAGTTGAAGTATGACTATCAGTTATGGATCGACAGCGACATCGTATTTGGTCTAGAGCAGTTCTATAGAGTACTATGGATGCAAAAGGACATAGCAGGTGGTTGGTACGTCACAGAGGACGGAAACACCACATCATGTGCACATTGGTTAGAAGAGGAAGACTTCAAAGCAAATGGTGGAGTTATGAATCATGAAATGCTAGATGGCATTCAAAAGCGTAGGAAACCATTCACATGTGACTATTCTGGATTTGGTTGGTTACTTATAAAGCATGGTGTATTTGAAAATGAAAAAATGAAGTATCCATGGTTTGCACCACAGATGCAAGTTTTTGAATCAGGTGAAGTACAAGACATGTGTGGAGAAGATGTATCCTTCTGTTTAGATGTACAAAAAGCAGGATATGAAATATGGATAGATCCTAAGTGCAGAGTTGGTCATGAGAAAACTAGAATAATCTAATTTTATAGATAGCGATGAAAAGCGATATTGACTTAGATATGGTCGACCATTACAATATATTCGTCGAAGGTGTATTGACTCACGAAAACATAAAGGAAGAAGAGATGGAAGAGGTAACGCAAGATTTGGCAGATAGTTTTTATAGTGAAGGTTGGCCACATCCTAAGGACGTACATGTGGAGTATCTCGGAACCGACGACGACTAAATAGATAAATACACCGAGAACTCCTTCTATAACGGAATAGTGGCTCTTCAGAGAACTTCACAACCATTCAAAGATATATCATTATCGATGAGACGTCATCCGATGACGAATGATATTATAATGCTAAAAAATGAGGACGCAATCAAACGTTCTGTACAGAACCTTGTGCGTACGAAATTGGGTGAAAGGTTCTTTGATTCTACGATAGGGACTAGAATAACTGGTGCTTTGTTTGAATTAGCAAATGATGATTATATTGAACCCATTCAAACAGAGATAGAGATGGTCGTAAAAAATTACGAACCAAGAGTCAATCTGAGAGATGTGAACGTAAGAGCATACCCAGATAATAATTCACTCGAAGTCTCCATCGATTATGACATCATAGGACTTGCTTCTCCTTCCCAATCTATCAGATTCGTTCTTGAACCGACTAGGTTATAATGGCATTACAGCAATTTACAAACTTAAACTTTGACGATATAAAAGCGTCAATCAAAAGTTATCTTAGAGCAAATAGTAATTTCTCAGATATGGACTTCGAGGGTTCTAACCTCTCCATACTGATAAACATCTTAGCGTATAACTCATATAGTACAGCATACAATACAAACATGGCAGTCAATGAGACATTCATTGACAGTGCTACATTGCGTGAAAACGTAGTTTCCCTAGCAAGGAACATTGGATATGTACCACGCTCTAGAAGGGCAGCAAGGGCAACTGTGGACATGTCATTTGCAGGTATTACATCCACTACAAAACAGATTACTATACAACCAGGTGTAATTGCTAACGGAGTTGTATCTAACGTAAACTATATTTTCTCATTACCAGAAGAAGTAACATTATTAGCAGACGATGGTGATGCACAGGGTAGAGTAGAGATATATCAAGGACAATACATTACAAATACATTTGTTGTAGATAACTCTAATCCTAGTGAGAAGTATGTTCTAGCAAATGATGGTATAGACACATCTACAATCAATATAAAAGTAAGAAACAGTTCGTCTGATAATACTACTACACAGTATAAACTCGTAGATAACATTGTGGGTGTTACATCAATGTCCAACATCTACTTACTACAAGAAACATCAGATGAGAAGTATGAGGTTCTATTTGGTGATGATATCTTTGGTAAGAAACTACAATCAGGTAATATTGTATCAGTCAGTTATATAAGAACTAACGGAAAGTCTGGTAACGGAGTAGCACAATTCAACTTTACAGGAACTATAGTTGATGAGGACGGTGCTTCTGAAACAGACTATAGTGCGTTCATCACAGCAGGGGAACCATCTGCTAATGGTGACAGTATTGAACCAGTAGAGTCAGTCAAGTACTATGCACCTCGATTATATTCAGCACAACACCGTGCTGTGACTGCAAATGACTATGAAGCGATCTTACCATCAATATATCCTAATATAGAATCTGTTAGTGCTTATGGTGGAGAGGAACTAGATCCTCCACAGTATGGAAGAGTTTATATTGCAGCAAAACCTAAGAATGGTGCTTTCTTATCAGAACTTACTAAGAAGCAATTATTGAGTTCTTTGAAGAATTACTCTATAGCAGGAATAGTTCCATCATTTGTGGATCTTATGTTCCTATATGTTGAGATAGATTCGACAGTTTACTATGACTCTAACTTTGTTGGAGATAAAGATACTCTACAAACAAACATACTCAACTCATTATCAAGTTATGCTTCTGGCACTGAGTTGAACAAATTTGGTGGTAGATTCAAATATAGTAAGATATTGTCTGTGATAGACAATGTGGACACTGCTGTGACCTCTAACATATCTCTAGTAAAAATGCGAAGAAATATCAATTCCAAGATAAATCAGTTCGCACAATATGAGTTATGTTTCTTGAATCAGATGTATGCACCTGATCCTCAGTACAACATACACTCAACAGGATTCAATGTATCTAATGTAGTGGGTACATGCTATTTCAGTGATACTAAGATAGATGATGATCATGGTACGTTGTTCATGTTCCAAATCCTATCTGATGACAGTATCAAAGTTCTATCAAATAACTTTGGACGTATTGATTATAAGAAAGGAGAGATAGTTTTAGACACGGTAAATATTACTGGGACAATAGTTGAGGACAACGTTGTAGAGGTGGAAGCAGTTCCTCTTTCTAACGATGTTCTTGCTAGAAACGAGTTGTACTTACAGTTTGATATTGCTAAGAGTAATTTCAGAATGAGAGAAGACACTATCTCCACAGGAGCAGACACATCAGGGTCTAGATACAATCCACAATCTAGTTACTTTGCAGATAAAAAAGTTCGTGGCACTATTATAACCAGTAACGTTGGCTAATGATTGAAACCTCAATATCAAGAGTAAAAATTCATGAAGTAGTTCGGAATCAAGTTCCCGAATTCATAGAATCCGACAATCCACTGTTCGGAGAGTTTTTATCAGCATACTATATCTCCCAAGAACATCAAGGGGGAACTGTTGATATTGCTGAAAACCTTGTTGACTACAAGGGTTTAGACTTTCTAAACAATAGAAACCTGATAGGGTTTACTTCATTGACTTCACCTGTCAGTAAAAAGGATACCACGATATATGTTGATTCTACTGATGGTTGGCCGAATCAGTTTGGTTTACTGAAGATAGGTAATGAGATAATTTCATATGCTGGTATAGGAACTACATCATTTGTAGGATGTAGAAGAGGATTTAGTGGTATTGAGAATAATAATAAAACAAATCAACCAGAGTTTCTTACATTTACACAGACAGGGGTAAGCACACATCCAGAAAGAGGGCATGTCACTAACCTCAGTAATGTATTCCTACAGAACTTCTATAAGAAACTAAAATCACAGGTACTACCTGGTTTTACAGAGAGAAATTTACACGGTAAGGTATCTAAGAGTAATTTTATAAGACAGGCAAAAGACTTCTATCGTACGAAGGGAACTGAGGAAGGATTCAAGTTATTATTTGGTGCACTATATGGTGAGAAGGTTGAAATGATTCAACCTGCCAACTTTATGATACGTCCTAGTGACGCAGATTATGTTGTCAATGATATATTGATTGGAAAGCATGTATCTGGTGATGCTACTAAGTTATCTGGACAGACTCTGTTTCAAAATAATAACCCACAGACCAGTGGATCAATTTATAACGTTGAAAGTAGTATAATTAATGGTGAGACATACTATACGTTCTCTATCTCTGAAGGAACAACCTTTGGAGAGTTCATTCAAAAGAATAAGACCTATGCAACTACAGTCAGTCCAGTTGGAGCTAATGTTATTAATGTTGATAGCACTGTGGGCTTCAGCACCGTTGGCAGCGTCACTATTGGTGAGACTACTCTCCCTTACACAGGAAAGAATTACACGCAATTTACGGGCGTAAGCACTGTTGCCAGAACAATAGGCATTGGTCATACGATAACTCAAGGACTCAATGCTTATGCGTTTATTGATGGTGATACAAGACAAAGAGTAGAAGTAGAAGTTGTTGGATTACTCAACAAGTTCACTGGTACTGCAAAGAATCAGATACAAGATAGTAATATCAATGTCAAGACTATAGGTAAAGAGCAGGATACTAGAAGATGGAATACATGGATTCATAACGTAGCACCGAAATATAATATAGTCACCTTCAAAACTCTCTCCAGTTCAAGTTATGAAATAACACTAGATGCACCTCATGCATTATACTTTGGTGATGAGATTGAAGTCGTAGACGGAGATAATAATATACTTGATGGTACTGTGGTATCTCTACTTACAGATACTAAAGTGTCTGTAACCTGTGGTACTTTGAGTCCTCAGAAGATATATTTCATAAGACGTAAAATCAAGACTCAAATTCATGCAACAGCAGATGTTCAGAACACATATGTTGATGATAATAGAAATGTATACGTTGCTTCTAACTCTTTACCACATTGGTCAATAAATCCACAGAAAAGAGAAAGAATATTTGATAGTGCCAGCAGCAGTCAAGGAACAGTAATCAGTATTACAGACCACAACTACTATGATGGTGATCTAGTAACTTATAATAAGACAAGTGGTAATACACTAACCAACCTGACTGATGGTGAAGCATATTATGTCAAGAGATTGACTCCTAATACTCTTGCACTAGCATATACACCAGAGAATATTCGTAGCGAAGAGTATATAACAACATTTACAGCAACTGATGTAGCATCACTATCAATACACAAACTGACACCTAGTATTTTTGCTGGTACAGAGTTAGGAGCACAAAAGTTATTACGTAAGTTCCCAGAACCAGAGTATGGTGATGACTTCACTAAGACAACACAGGGTGGTGTTGGATTATTTGTCAATGGTGTAGAGATATATTCATATAAAGCAACTGACAGAGTAAGTTTTGGTACTATTGAGAGTATCGATGTTCTAAACAGTGGTGACGACTATGATGTCATCAATCCACCCAGACTATCAGTATCACAGTTAGGTCATACTGGTGTCGGTGCTTCTGCTATAGCACAGATGAAGGGTGAGTTACAAGAAATTCTAGTAGACAGCGAAGGTTTAGATTACTTAGACATACCTACAGTATCTGTATCAGGTGGTAATAATGATGAAGCAGTAGCAAAGGCAGTGATGAAAATTACTCCTGAAACATTGGAGTTTGATAGTACAACTCAAGGTGGTATAGTAAACACAGCAACTGATAGATTCGTATTCTCAAGTCCTCATGGTTTGTTGGATGCAGAAGAAGTAATATACACAACAAATAGTACAACTCCTATTGGTATAGGAACAACACCTGGCACCCTAATTGATACATCTCCATACTTTATTGTAAAACTGAATGATCACGAGTTTCATCTATCAGAGTCTAAAACTGATGCTTTAGCAGGTATAGGAACTATTCCTATATCACAGAATGGTGGTGGTATTCATAAGTTTACAACCACGAGACGAAGGAATAAGGTTGACAAAGTAAACGTAGAAAATTCAGG